ATAAAGAGCTTCGACAGGCGGTTATTGACGGAACGCTTACGGAGGAAACATTCAGAGAGTGGTCTAACGACTACTCTCTTTTGGTTCAGGAACGCTTGAAATTCATGTGGGACAATGCCCTTGCAGCCGGTTCAATAAGTCAGCCGCTCATGGGAGGACTTGCAGGATTCACATTCAATCCTGATACTCCGGCAATCATGACATGGATTCAGCAGAGAGGAGCGGAGCTTATCACAGCTTCCAGCACCGAGCAGAGGGACGCAATCAAAGCGCTGCTTGCACAGTCGGTAAGAGAGCGTCACAGCGTTGATGAACTGGCAAGGCTTATCAGACCATGTATCGGGCTTACAGAACCACAGGCAAAAGCAAATCTTAGATACTACGAGAACATCACAAGCAGCCTTAGAAAGCAACACCCGAAGATGAAAGCCGAAACCATTCAGCGTAGAGCCAGAGAAGCTGCCAGCAAGTATGCGGAGAAGCAACACAGACAGCGAGCCATGACGATTGCTCAAACTGAAATGGCGACTTCCTACAACAAAGGAGCTGACGAGGGAATCAGGCAGGCACAGAACCAGAACCTCATAGGTATTGTAAAAAAACGCTGGTGTACTTCTGGAGATGATGAAGTATGCGAAATCTGCCGTAGCTTAGAGGGCAGAGAGATAAGCATGGATAGCTCATTTGAAATGGTTAAAGGTTGGCTTAACAGTGGTGGTAATTTAACGCCACCAGCACACCCAAGATGTGCGTGTGCAATAGAGTATATCGAAGTTCACTGATTACACAGGAAAGGAGGCGGTCAGAATGAAGAAATTTTCCGACATGATACAGAAGTCAGGAGAGCCGGACAAAAACGCTTCAAGCGGCGTTATCAAAGGCAGAGTGGCTATTACAAAGTCTGATGATGATAAAATGCTGGCTTTCGGCTGGGCGAATGTGTCACTTACGGTAGACGGAGAAACAATCGAAGATTATCAGGGCGACATCATAGAACCGGAGGAACTGGAAAACGCTGCATACAATTTTGTGGAGCTATACCGAGAGGGCGGCGAAATGCACGAAAGAGGCGGTGCGGCAGTCTTGATTGAAAGCGTAGTGTTCACAGAGGAGAAGATGAAAGCAATCGGCATTCCAGAGGGTACACTTCCTGTCGGTTGGTGGATTGGCTTCAAAGTCCTTGATGAAGATGTATGGGAGAAAGTCAAAAACGGCGAATATCCTATGTTCTCAATCGAGGGAGAAGCAGAAAGGGTAGAGGTTGACAATGGCAATAGCAATTAACATTGGAATCTTTGTAGCTGGCGTGATATTAGGTTTTACATTTGCAGCCCTCTTATCAGCCAGCAGAGATAATTTTGATGAATGATAATTCAGGAGAGCAGTCGCAAGGTTGCTTTTCTTGCATTATAAATCTTACGAAAGGAGCAAAGCACATGGCAACAAAGCTAAAACACCTCAAAATCAAGAAAGTAGATTTTGTGGACGACGGAGCGAACCCGGAGGCTTTTATACGCCTGTATAAGAGCAAAGACGGAGCCGCACCAACACCAGAGGAAAACATAGTGGAAAATCCTAAGTTCTGGAACCGCTTCATGGCTGCCGTAGCAAAGGCTTTTAAGCTGGAGAACGAACAGGCAGAGGACGGACCGGAAACAGAAGATGTCGCCAAAGGCGGAGCTGAAAGTTTTGGAGACAAATTCAGCGAAGTCAAGAATCGTAAGATATGCGACGAAGTCTGGGATATTTGCTATGCCCTGCAATCCTCAATCTGTTCAATCCTTAATGATGAAGAATTGGATAGTACACAGGCAGGGGACGCAATGAGAGAAAGCCTTAACGAATTTACCGAGGTAGTGAGTGCTGCTATCGGTCAGTGGTCCGGCGGCAAGGCGGCAAGTATTGCGAAGAAAGAAACAGAAGTCACAGCGTCGGAGCTGGAGCTTATGAAGTCCAACAGGGACAGACTGGAGGACATCATTGCAAAGGCTACCATTGTTACGGATAAAGGACCAGAACAAACAACTATCACAGAACCGAAAGGAGAAACAGAAATGAGTAACATTGACAAGAGCAAACTCACAGAAGCCGAGAGAGCGTTCCTTGAATCTATCGAGAAGCGTTACGGCACACCAGGGGCTCCGGCACAGGTACAGACACCAGCCGCAGCACCGGAGGCAGGAGTGACACCTACTCCAGAGGCACCGGTAGCAAAATCTACCACACAGCCTGAAACGGCTCCAGCAGCACCGGAGGCAGACGACATTTACAAAGGTCTTAGCCCGGCTGTAAAGGCAGAGCTTGAAGCGTTGAGAAAGTTCAGGAGCGACGCAGAGGATAACGCAATCAGAGAGGTTGCAAAGAGATATGCTGTTATCGGCAAGACAGAGGAGGAACTCTTTCCTGTATTAAAGAGCATGAAAGAAGCCGGAGGCACTGCTTACGACGACACAATCGCAATGCTTGATAAGGCAGTAGACACAATCGAGAAGTCCGCTGCATTTACGGAAATCGGCAAGTCTGGCTCTCATGGTGCTACAACAGAGGGTGCAGCATGGGCGAAAGCAGAATCACAGGCAGCCGAGATTATGAAGTCTAAGAATGTGACTAAGGCACAGGCACTTGACGAGGTATTCCAGAACGACCCGGCACTTGCCGCAGAATGTGAAAAGGAGGACTAAGACATGGCAACATATTTTGGTACAAGTATCAATGAAAGCCCTACAATCGTGCTTCCTGCAAAGGAGAAAATTGAGGGTGCGCAGGGTATCGCCCTTGCAATCTCCGACGGACAGCTCACAAAGCCTACCGCCGGTGCAAATGTTATCGGACTGTCACTCTTTACGAATGATGAAACCGTAGAGGCTGGCGACGATATTACCGTACAGGTAAAGGACATTGGAAAGTGGGTTGCCGGAGAAGAAATCGCAGTTGGAGATGAACTTACCGCAAATACAGACGGAAAAGCCGTCAAAGCAGCAGAGGGTAATTTCATAACAGCGGTTGCACTTTCAAAAGCAACAGCCGCCGGAGATGTTATCAAGATTCAGATTGTCAAAGCTGGATATAAGCCAGCGGCTAAATAATCAGGAGGTAAGAAAGAATGAGCGTAAGAGATGTAAATAGTGCCGCACAGATTGCGGCTAGAATTGCGAAAGGCTGGAAGCCTAACCGCTACTTAACCAACATGAGCATGGCGTATTTTGCTAATCCAGCAGACCATGTGGCAACAAGCATTTTTCCTATTTGCCCGGTAGATTTTTCCACCGGCTTTTATTATGAGTTTCTGAAAGGCGACCTTGCGAGGGACAATGTAGGCAGAAAGCCGGAGTTTGGAAAGGTTGCACCTGCGAAAATGGGTCACACTGATAACACATATAAGTGCAATGTAGACCAGATTATCGTAGGCGTAGACCAGATTGGAGCTGTGAACTACCAGAGAGCCGGAGTTCCTGCTTCTATCGACCCTCGAAGAAACAAGGTTCGCTTTGTATCAGAGCAGCAGCTTCTACATCTTGATATTTTGTTCGCACAGAGCTTTTTCAGAACTGGCGTATGGGATAACGAGTTTACAGGTATCTCACAGGGTACTCCGAGCGGAAAGCAGTTCCTGAAGTTCAGTGACGCAAACTTTGACCCTGTAAACTTCTTTGACGCAAGAAAGCGTGAAATCAAGTTAGCTGGTCGCCGTATGCCGAACAAGTTAAGCCTTGGCTATGATTCATTCACAGCCTTAAAGAACCACCCGGACATCTTAGAGCGTGTGAAGTACACTGGAAGTTCTGCAAATCCGGCTGTCGTAAATGAGAATGTGCTTGCACAGATTCTTGGATTCGCAGAGGTCAAGGTGCTGGAGGCTACATACAATGCTGCCGAGGAGGGACAGCCTGACGATATGCAGTTCGTATGTGAATCTGACGGAGCTTTGATGACATATACCACAAACACCCCTGCAATCGACGAGCCGTCCGCAGGTTATATCTTCACATGGGATATGCTTGGCAACGGTAACTGGATGGCAACAGACCAGTTCGAGGGCGAGAGCGGCACTCATTCAGAGTTTATCGAGGGCTTGATGTCAACAGACATGAAGAAAACCTCTGATGACCTTGCTTGCTATATGTCTAAGTGCGTGTAAGGAGGTAACTATGAGCTATTTATGCAGAAAAGGATTAAATATCTCCGGTACGGCATATAAGCCGGGAGATGTTATTCCAGACGGAGCGATTCTTCCAAACAGGGTAAGAACACTTAAAGCGGTTGGCATGATTAGCGAAGTAGCAGAGAATGACGGAACACCGGTTGTTAATTCACAGCCGGTTGTTTCCGGTTCTGAATTATCCACAATTTCAATTCCTGTCAAGGGGGAAAATGGGGATATTACTCTGGAGGTAACACCGGAGGAAGTTCAGACGGTATTCTCACTGCTCCAGATGACAGCCAACGAGGGTATCACAGCAATCGGAAAAGTCGAGAGCGACAATGTTCTTATTCTGGTTCATGCGGTAGATACCAGAAAAACTATCCAAAATGCGGCTAAAGAGCGTGCAGACATATTAAGTTCCGCAGACGACGGTAAAAACGCTCCAAACGGCAATGGCGAAGCCACAAAGGGTAGTGAGAACGACACCAAGACAGAGTAAAGGCGGTGCGTAACATGGCAAATGGAAATTACACTTACAATCCGGCAGAAATCAAGGACAAGACCGTAAGCCGCATGAGGTTTGAGCTTGGAGATACTATGGTAGAGGGTAATTCTGATACAGCGGCACTCACTGATGAAGAAATTCAGGTTGCCATTGACAGTTACCCGAAATCATGGAAGAAAGCAAAACTCATGTTGCTGGAAAGTCTGTACCGCAGATTCTCTTATGAGGTTGACACAAAGACAGGTCCATTGACGCTTAACCTGCACGACAGAGCGGTTATGTGGAAAGAAGATTATCTGGCTTTGAAAAAGGAAATCCAGCAGGAAAGCTGCTCGGTTCCTCCATTTGCCGGAGGAGCCACAAATAAACCGCCTTATTTCTATACTGGTATGCAACAGAATGAGAGGGCGAAAGGCTGATGATTAACGCAAGATTCATGTATGCAAGACCGGGAAACCTGTTCAAGGAGTTTATCATTGAGGATAACAGCCAGCAGGTAAGCAGTACCGGCAGAGTGGTAAACAAACACTCCGGCAACGGAACAAAGACACTGAAAGGGTGTCTTGCCAATGCCACAGACAAGGATATTGAGAATCACAGCATACAAGACCATATCGTGACGCACACAATCGTACAAAGCGGACCACCCAAAGCGAAGCGGACTGACCGCCTGATATTAGGGGAGAGGAGCTTTTACATCTGTGATGTGGACGAAGTTGGAGGGCTTGGGTTCTCAACGCTGTATTACGCAGAGGAAAGGCGTGATTTACAATGACACCAACAGCAGCACCGGAAGCGGTAAAAGAGGCGGTAAACAAGACTGTAACGAAAATCAATCAGCAGGTAAAGTCAAGAGGTACGAGGGTTAAAAATGCTCTTAGAAATGCAGAGCTTGAAGTCCTGAAAGGAAAACGAAGCGGCAGGAAGTACCGCAAGCCAAACTCCAAGAGAAGATATACAGCGTCAGCACCGGGAGAGCCACCAGCAAGGCGAACTGGTGCTTTAAGGCTTAATTGGACTGGAGGAGTGGAAACACAGGCTGGCTCCGGTAAGGGAGTTGTGGTTACTTCCTACATTGAGAGCAATACGCCGTATGCAGGTTATCTGGAGAACGGAACCGGCAAAATGGCGGCAAGACCTTATGTAGACCGCATTAAGGAAAAAGCACAGCCGGAGATTGATAAGATTTTGAATGAGGATTACTCATAACAGGAGGTAGGATATGCTGATTACAGAAAAGCCGGAAACGGTATTCGATACCTCTGAAATCAAAGCAGGTTATCTTGTATTTGCAAAAAACAGGTCATGGAATGAGGGAATCGGAGGATTTGTCACAGCGGTTACGGACAAAGAGGTTGTGGTTCAGTACCACCCCGGAATCGGTAATGTGACAAACCATTTTTTCATCAGGGCAAATGAAGTAGTGGCTGGGGACTGGGAAATCAGATATTCAGCCGATATGTCAGAAATCCATGTTTATCCAGAACCGGCAAGCGATACAGATACCGGAAACGGAGGTAACAATGATACTGGAGGAACTAATCTATAAACGGTTCACAGAATCAGAGGAGCTTATAAAGCTGCTTGCAAGATTCTCTGGCAGACCGGCAGTATTCAGCCCGGAAGCTCCAGAGGATAATATGTCAGGGTGGGAGAACAAAAAGCAGTACCCACGCCTGATTTACAATTATGATTTACAGGCAAACGAAGAAAGAAGCAGTGCCGGTACATTATCCGTTACGCTATTGTGTCAGAATACACAAGACATAGACGAGATTATGCCGGAAATGATTGAACCATTCGTGAGAAAGTGCCTGAAAGATGTACTGCTACAACCAACAGACGGACCGCTATATGCGTTTGCGTGGGCGAGGACAGACGCTTTCGACATTGAGGAGCCAAAAAACAGCCTGATAGTCGGTGTAGACATTAGGTTTGATATTCTGGAATACCCGAATCAGGAGACGACGGACCCAGACCCAGTGATAGGTACAAACCGATTTATCAAGGAGATGTACCCAGACAGCATAGTGGTTGGATATGATAAGATGAACGACATTACCGAAGCGTCGAAAGAGGTTCCGGTTATTTATTGCAGGTTACTCACTTCCGACCTTGCAGAACAGACAAATACGGTAGCGTGGATGGACGGTAGATTAGCCGTCCATATTTTATGCCCTGACGGAGTAGTCCGCCGGAAAATGGCTATGGCTATCGCACAGAAGCTGTCACTTGCTGGAGAGGTAATTCTGCTTGACAAGTCGCCTATGTTCATCAGGCGGTTACAGATAGATAACAAATCTGACTATCTCAAAGACGGTCAGGTTTTTATCACAGGCAGATACGGACTACTGCGATACAAAGCAAAGCCGTACAGCCTGAACAATACATCTATCAATTACAGTTAGGAGGTACAGGTCATGGCAACAGCAAAGGAAAAGACCACCACTGCCGAGGCAACAGAGGCAGAAAAAGTCACAACAAAGGCTGCACCTGTTCAGGCAGAATCCGTTTACACAGCGGAGGAGCTTGCAGATAACGCCGGAAATCTTTTCGGTGTAAGAACAGAGTGCGTGGCGGCTGCACTTAAAGTCGCCGGTATCAAAGAGTGTACGGTTTCCAAGACAAAGGAAATTGTAGAAGAATTTATGAAAAAGGAGGTCAAATAACAATGGCTGAAACTTACATTGTTGGAGAAACAAAAGTCAGACCGGGTGCATATTTCAACATCCAGAAGACCGGAAACAACGCAGCCGCAAGTATTATCAGCGGCGTAACAGCGGTAATCTTCAAGTCTGACTTCGGACCGCTTAATCAGGCGGTGGAACTTAACGCAGAGGACGGATATGCAGATACTTTCGGAACTGGCGGCACAACAGACGCTATGCAGGAAGCTATCAACGGCGGTGCAAAGACAATCATTGCTTGTAGAGTAGGCAATGGTGGTACACCTGCCACAATCACACTGAACGACAGCGAGGGAGAGGCGGCAGTTACAATCACTGCTCTTTATCCGGGCAAAAAGGCATTCACAGCCACAATCAGAGAGAAGTTATCAGACAGTACCCTCAAAGAGTGCATCATTTTCTCTGGTACAACGGAGTTTGAGAAAGTCGAGTTTGCCGCTGGCGACGGAGAAGCGGCTGCACTTGTAGCTGCTCTTTCTACTTCTAAGAAGTTCAAGGCAGAGATTAAGGTCGGAAAAGACACAGCAAAAATGCTCAATGTGTCACAGAGCCTTTTCACAGCCGGTACGGACCCAGCCGTAAAAACGGAAGACTACTCAAACGCATTTGCAGAGGTTGAGGCATTCGATTTCAACACCATTTGCGTAGATACAGAGGAAACAGCGGTGCATATCCTCTTGCAGTCATTTATGAACAGAGTGTTCAATGCCGGTATTCTTGCTATGGCGGTTGTAGCTGAAAAGTATACAGTAGAGCTTGACACCAGAAAGGCACACGCAGCGGCTTTCAACGACTGCAATATGCACTATGTATTAAACGCTCATATCAGCGAGCAGGGAACGGAGATTGACGGCTACCAGACAGCGGCAAGATTTGCCGGTCTTATCGGAGCTTGTGCTTCCAATTCCTCATTGACACATACGGTCATCAATGGCTTTACGGAGATTCTGGAAAGACTTACAAATTCCCAGATTATCGACGCAGAGAAGAAAGGCTGTCTTGTACTCACATACAACAGCCAGAAGCAGGTTTGGATTGACAATGCAATCAATACCTTAATCACTCCGGCTGATAATCAGGACGACGGCTGGAAAAAAATCCGTAGAACAAAGACCAGATACGAGCTTATCCGCAGAATGAATGTGACATCTGATAACCTTGTCGGAAAAGTCGACAACGACAAGAACGGCAGAGCAACCGTTATCAGCCAGTTACAGGCTGTCGGAAATTCTATGGTTTCCGAGGGCAAGCTCACATCATGCACCGTAGCCGAAAGCTCTGTTTACACAGCAGACGGAGATAGTGCATGGTTCGAGATTTCAGTTATTGACAAGGATAGTATGGAGCATATCTATCTCACATACAAATTCCAGTTCAGCACTAACGCATAAGGAGGTAGCGTAGCATGATTAACACAAGAGCAGCCGGGGACGCACGACACGCCAGAACCGGTAAAGACGGTGCTTTCTACAACGCAGACGGCGTAATGCTGGCAAGCGTTGAATCCTTTACATCAAATGTAAATTTCAACAACGCCTCATACGCAGTCTTAGGAAACGCACAGGAACTTGAAACAGCGAACACCTTTAAGGTGGCACTCACAATGTCCCAGATTGTAGTTGAGGACGACGCTTTCATTCAGGAGCTTGTAGAAGCTATGAAGAATCAGACAATGCCGTATTGGACTTTTCAGGGTACGCTTACAGGCAGAAACGGTTCTGAACAGCGTATGGTTTACAGTGAATGCGTTCCGTCAGGTCAGGTTGACTTACAGAACATCACGACAGGAGATGTCGTAAAGCGTGCATGGAATTTTGCAGTAAACCAGCCGCCTGATTTACAGAGCTTGCTTGGCATTGACTAAGCCTCTGGCACATAATGTCTCACAGTTTGAGAGGGTGTAGGTAGCACCCTCTCTTTTATTATCAAAATTCAATTTTTAGGAGGAAAACATCATGGCAGATACAAAGACAAAAGCAACCGTAGGAATCGTAAATGACGAGGTTCAGACAGAGAACACCACACCGGCAGTAGAGGAAATCGAGCTTGACGCAGAAGAAACAAAGAATCAGTTCAGAATCCATGAGGAGGATTTTATTCAGGGCTTAATTGACGCAGCCGGTTATGCCAGCGAGGAAACACAGCATATCGAAATCATCAGAGACAAGAAGTTGTACTTTGCATTTGACATCAGACCACTTGCGGAAGATGAATACGACCGCTGCAAGAAGAAATGGACCAAATATGTCCGTAATAAGCAGTTCGGCATGAAGTTACCTGAGGAAACCAACAATGTGAAGTACAGAGCTTCCCTGATTCATACAGCAACGGTAGAAGCAGACAGGGACAAGCTCTGGGACAACAAGAAAGTCTGGGAAGCACTTAGAGCAAAGGGCTTGCAGATTATGAACGGTCTTGATGTTATTGAATACTGCTTAAAGGCAGGGGAAAAGGACAAGGTGCTTGAATGTATCGACGCTTTGAGCGGCTATGACAGCAATCTTGAGGAAGTAGCAAAAAACTGATAGAAGCCGGTGGAAAAGCCTGTCTGCTACATCACATATTCCAAAGGACAGGCATAACGCCGGACGAGTTCTACCAGAAACCAAAGGGAGTACAGGCATTTATGCTGGCTTCCACAAGGATATATATAGAATCATCACAACCGAAAGGAGGAGAAGAAAGTGGCTGAAACAGTTAGGATTGAGATTCCGATAGAAACTGTCGATAACACAGACCCGGAACTATCGAAAGTTACCCAGAATCTTAATAAAATGAAAGACGCAGCGGACAAGGCAAACAGTTCTACAAAAAAAGCCGGAGAAACGGTATCAAAGTTTGACAAGTCAGCACAGAAAACGCAGAAATCGCTTGCGTCATGGGCGAAAGAGAAGTACGAAGTGCTTCTGGAAGCCAAAGACAAGATTACTCCGGTGCTACAAACTATTGGTTCAGGCTTAAAGAACTTTGGAAGCAGAGCATGGAATGTCACACTGAAAGCTGTTGATTATGCAACAGCCCCGATAAGGGGCGTTATAAACCTACTAAAGAACCCTATCCTCCAAGCCGGAGCAGTCCTCGGAGTGAGTGTCGGGCTTGCCGATACAATAAACACCTATAAGGACTTTGAGGCTGCTATGTCACAGGTGCAGGCTATAAGTGGTTCTACACAGTCGGACCTCACACGACTTACGGCGAAAGCAAAGGAAATGGGAGCGACGACAAAATTTACAGCCGCAGAATCAGCAGAGGCGTTTAACTACATGGCTATGGCAGGCTGGAACGCTGAACAGATGATGGGCGGCATAGAGGGTATCTTGAATCTGGCGGCAGCCTCCGGGGAAGATTTAGGAACAACCTCTGACATTGTAACAGATGCGTTGACGGCGTTTGGTTTGAAAGCCAGCGACGCAACGCATTTTTCAGATGTACTGGCACAGGCTTCATCAAGTGCGAACACTGATGTAGGCATGATGGGAGAAACATTTAAGTATGTAGCGTCTATGGCTGGTTCCCTTAGTTACTCAATCGAAGATGTAGCTTTAATGACCGGCTTAATGGCGAACAGCGGTATCAAGTCCACACAGGCAGGTACATCACTTAATTCAGTTCTCACAAGACTTGCTACAAACTCTAGCGGAGCGGCAGACGCAATAGCAGCTCTGGGAGTTAATTTCTATGACAGTGCAGGTAACGCAAGACCGCTTGGTACTGTCATGGGAGAATTAAGGGAAGCCACAAAGGGAATGAATCAGGAGCAGAAATCAAACCTTGCCAACACTGTAGCCGGTATGGAGGCACAGAAAGGCTTGCTGGCAATCCTGAATGCTTCCGAGGACGATTACAATAAACTGGCAGACGCTATCTCAAACGCAGATGGAGCTTCAAAGCGAATGTCTGATACCATGATGGACAATCTTTCTGGAGACATTACATTGTTCCAGTCGGCGGTTGACGGTCTGAAAATCTCACTGGGAGAGCGTATGTCAAACTCTTGGCTTCGAGATATAGTACAGTGGCTCACAGCACAGGTTCCAAAGGCAGAACAGTTATTCAGTGACGCTATGGATTCTGCGGAGCGTAAACTTGACAGCATAAAGAGAAAATTTAAAGACATTTCCGCAACTGACGAATGGCAGAATGCGGACTTTTTTGGTAAGGGCAAAATCCTCTGGGACGAGTACATAGTACAGCCGTTCTCCGAATGGTGGGGTTCCAAAGGGAAAGCAAAAATGAATGCGATTGCCGGAGATATTGGTAATGCAATCGGAACAGGCTTAACAGTCGGCGTTGCGACCATTTTAGGCATTGACATTTCAGAAACCATAGACGAGGGAAACACTCTGGGAGCTTCATTTGCAAAGGGCTTTTCAGAGGGTTTTGACTTTGACGCAGTAGCAAGTAAGCTATGGGACGGTTTGGGTTCCGTAGTGAGCAAAGCGTCTAAACTGCTTCCGGGTGGAGAATCCGCTGATTTATCATCTGTATTGTCGGCGGCACTCCTGATGAAGATTGCTACACCACTTGTAGGCATGGGTAAAGGTGCCGCAGGGCTTGGCAAGGCAATATTTGGAAAAGGTACAGCCGGCACTTCATTAGCCGGTACGCTCATGGGTTCAGCAGCAACAGGTTCAGGATTGCTTGGAAAGTCGGCTATGCTTGCCATTGACTTAGGAGCCGGAAACCTTGCTGGCGGTGCTTCAATGGGAGCCGGAGCTTTAGCGGCAACAGGTATGGCGGTGCGATAGCCGGAGGAGCAACCCTTATCAGCGCCGGTATTGACACATACAAGGCAATCAAATCCGACAACAAGGCTGAAAAGTCTGCATACGGCGAATCTGCCGCATGGAAAGCTGGAGGAGTTGCAGCCGGAGCAGCCGCAGGTGCAGCAATCGGTTCTATCATTCCGGGACTTGGTACAGCAGTAGGTGCTTTGGTAGGTGCCGGTGTCGGCGGTATTGCTGGCTGGATAAAAGGGAACAAGGTCAAGGAAGAATATCAGGACAATGTAGAGGAAATGGAAAAGCAAGCCGAGCGTGCAAAGCGTGTCTATGAGGTCACAGGCTTATCCATTGACAAGGTGCATTTTGCAAACGACGACCTGAACGAAGCTATGAAAGATACGAACCTGACAGCAGAGGAACTGGCAAATTATATCAATGAGGATATGGCGAAAGTCGCGCAGGAAGCATTTGGCGACATCACGCTATCTCTCACAGAGATTAAAGACCTTGCACGGGAAATCACATTCGGAAAATCCATTGAAAGCGTAACAGAGTTTTCAAAAGCAACCGATACAGTCAGTTCAGACCTTGCAAGCCTAAAAACCACGATAAGCGACTTAAAGAAGCAGAACTGGAAAGCAAGCCTCGGTATGGAACTTGACGAAACGGAAAAGGACGACTACAAAAAGGCGATTGATAACTTTGCAAAATCAGCGAGCCAGTACATAGAGGATAATCACTATCAAGCCACAGTTGCGCTAAAGCTCATTAACGGAAGCGGTGCAGATACTACCGGGCTTGATAATATGTATTCCGGCATGAAAACGCAGATTGACGACCTCACAGCACAGTTGAGTGACAAAGTGACAATCGCATTGCAGGACGGAGTTATTCAGCTTGACGAACAGGACGAAATCCTGAACCTGCAACAGCAGATACAGGACATCACAAGCAAGTTATCATCTGCACAGGAGGAGGCAAGCCTTGATGTTCTGAAAATCAAATACGGTAGCGGTTCCGGGCTAACTTACGATTCATTTACTCAAATGCAAGAGGAATTAAAAGCACAGGTTCAGAGCTGGTCTGAAAATTATGATTCCGCATTGGAGATTACATTAACGAACCTGAAACTCCAGCTTTCAGACGGAGCAATCAGTCAGGAAGATTACGACGCAGCCGTTCAGGAAGCGACACAGAACTACACTGCACAAATGAATGAAATGAATGTCAGAGTGCAGAGTTTCAACCTCGATACCATAGCGGAAGCGTGGGACACACAGCTTAATGGAATCCTGCCAGATTTAGAGGGTTCGCTTTCAGAAAAGCTACAAACAGCCATGAACGCTGCACTGCTTGAAAAACCAGATGTTTCAGCGTGGACGCAGGAAGATGTTATGAAATGGTTCGACCTTGACGGCATAGATACATCAGCATTTGAAAACATCTATGCAGAGTTAAAGGCAACAGCAGAACAGGCACCACAGGGTGTCAAGGACGAAATTATACAGAACTACAAGGATTCCATACCGACAGCCGAAGAAATCAAAGAGGCTATCGACTGGGATTCTCTAACAAATGAGGACTGGAGCGAGCTAATGGAAAGCATTACAGGACCGATAGAGGGAGAATCAATCGGTCTCAACTCCGAGGACATGAAAAAGAAAATGTCAGATTACTACGGCGAATACTTTGAGAGCGTAAAAACCTCATACTCCGAAGCACTGCATAATGCATTGGAGGAGGCAAATAGTGAGGACACGCTTAATTCCTTTATGGAGCAGTATATGCCTGATGTATCGAACATTGATTTTATCGGTCCATACTCACAGGCAATATACGACCAGCTCTCAACACTGGATTTGTCTAAGGCGGACATGGAAGCCCTAAAAACCTCATTAAGCGACGGCGTAGCGACAGCTATTGAGGGTGCAGACATGGATAAGGTAAATGCGGCACTTGATATAGTCAAAGGCAATGTTGAAACATCAGCTTCTACAAAGTTTGGAGCTGGCTACAATGTGACAATGCCTCTTACGGTAACTTTTGATTATTCGGTGTCAAATCCGACAATGCCAAGTTATATGTTCCCGAGTTCGTCGTTCAACATCACACCAAAGAAACACGCCGCCGGAGGCTATGTATCAGGCGGTCCACAGTTGTCATGGCTGGCAGAGGAGGGCTGGGGAGAGTTCATCATTCCTACAAATCCGAGCCGCAGGGCAGACGCACTTGATTTATACCAGAAAGCCGGTGCTGCTTTGGGCGTTCAGGAACACGCAGAGGGCGGTTATGTAGCTGGCTCAAATTCAGCCTCAAAGCTCACAGACTATAATTTGTTCAGTGACGCAATTAAAAACGCTCCTATCGGCAATTACGAAGCGACAAGTGATAATGCAGAGGACAATCCTACTGTATATGAACCGGTCAGCGTGCAGCCAGAGCAGAGCGGAGGTAACAGTATTTCGGTACCGGTTAACGTATCGGTATCGCCTCAATTTGTAATTGAGGGTTCAGGCAGTAAGTCAGAAGATGACATCATGGCAATCATCAGAAAGAATATGAAAGCTATGGCAGACGAACTGGGAGGCGAGATTGCAGAGCGTCTGGAAAAGGTATTTTCAAATATGCCAACAGCAAAGGAGGCGTAGGGCATGGCACAGGAAATTATCATAAGACTTAGAGATGTAAGCACAGGAAAAACCTTTACATTCCCGGCGAATCCAGAAAGCATAAGCGGAACGCTGGGGGCGAAATATCAGTCATTCGACATCATATCCAAAGGCACCGTAAAGGTGCCAAAGGGTACTGATGTTTCAGAAATTAAATGGAGTGGAGAATTTTTCGGATACTCCAAGAGAAATGAGAGTGTCGTAAACAAAGCCTATTATCAGCTACCTAACGCTTGTGTGGCACAGCTTAGAGAATGGCAAGAAAACGGCTCGAGGCTCAACCTGATTGTGACAGGCTCATGGATTAACCTTGATGTCACAATTTCTTCATTCCAGCCGGAGATTTACGGTGCATACGGCAATGTGAAATACTCCATATCGTTTGCACAGGCAAAGGATTTGAAGATTTACACCACAAATGAGCTGAAAATTGCTGCATTTGTGAAAAAGACAGCACCACGAAACGACAACAGCCAGAGTTCAGGAAGCAGTTACACGATTGTGAGCGGCGACACGCTCTGGGGAATCGCTTCAAAGAAGCTGGGAAGCGGTACGAAGTGGACTAAGATATATGACACTAATTCCTCAATTATCGAGGAGGCAGCGAAGAAACACCGCAAGAGCGGTTCCGACCATGGACACTGGATTTATCCGGGAACGACAATCACGATACCGGCGGCATAAGGGAGGGATTGCATGATAGATTTATCAAAGATTTCCTACCGAGCCGCCGTTATTGATGAAAGCGGCAACCAGTACAATATCAAAGAGTACATTCATGGGCTGGGGTGGGAAGAAAACAAAAATGAAATTGCTGTTAGAAGCTCATTCACAGTCCGAAACGACAAGACATCCGTTGGCAAATTATCATCACTGATAAAGCCGGGGTGTCTTGTTGGCATATTTGCGACCGACGGCGTACACGACGACGAAGTAGCCAGAGGATATGTAGCCGAATGGAATCCGACATTGCAGAATAGCAGCGACGACCTGAAATGTACGAATTATGACAAGCTCTATGATTTGCAGAAGTCACAGGATAACAGATTTTATTCATCAGGAACTGGAACACAGTCGATTATAACAGGCTTGTTTGACGATTACGAGATTCCGACAAACGGATATTCAGGACCGAATGTGTCACATGGAAAGCTCAAATACAACAGTTCCTACGGTTCGGACATCATTCTTGATGTTCTGGACGATGCAAAGAAAAAGGGAGCCGGTACCTATATCATACGGTCAACGAAAGGATATGCAGATGTGGTGGAGCGTGGAAGCAATACAGATGTTTATGTGTTCAAGACGGACAATACAAAATCCGTCAGCCACTCAATCAGTACAGCGGAGCTTGTAACCAGAGTGCGAGTTATAGGTAAAGCTGATGACGAGGGGCAGTCAAGTGTAGAAGCCACATTGAACGGTCTGACAAAATATGGTATCAGGCAGAGAATTTACACCAGAGGTTCTGACGAATCCTTAGATGACGCAAAGACAGCCGCACAGGAGATTCTTGACGACAAAGGCTCTCCAGACGAGCAAATCACATTATCAGCTCCAGATGTGCCATATATCAGGAAAGGGGATTTAGTCTATGTCATGGCTGGAGTTTCAGACAATTATTATTATGTGAATGGAATCCGGCACGACTGCGAAACCTCCAGTATGACAATGGAGCTGGAGCTTGCAAAGACGGAAACCATAAAAGAGAATCAGACAGAATCGAAGAAAGAATATAAAGTCGGAGATATTGTCAATTTTCATGGCGGTACGCATTATGTCAGCAGTTATTCAGGCTCAAAGGGCTACAACGCAAGGGCTGGTAAAGCAAAGATAACGATTGCAAATGGTTCAGGAAAAACCCACCCTTGGCACCTGATACATACCGACAGTTCCAGCAATGTATATGGCTGGGTTGATGACGGCACTTTTGATTAAGGAGGCGTAGACAATGGCAGATACACAGTCATTCGACGAGAACGCCGGTACAAATAAGCTGGCGAATGTCTTATGCGACAGAATGAAACGAGAGGGGGAAACCCCTCTTACTTTAGATTTTGGAGAAATACAGGCGAATGGCAGCCTGACAACAAATACATTTCCGGTATCAATCCCAAGGGGCGAGTATTCAATATGCCGCCATGTTGGAGGATTGAGCTTTACCATATCCGGCGGAGGTCATTCAGGACATGAGAATCAGACACCAAAGGTAAATACCGGAAGCCACAGCCATACGGTAGAACCGCCGGTAGTAAAAGCAGGAGACAGGGTGCTTGTGGCGTGGGTTCAGAATGAGGCAGTCATTATTGATGTTATCGTAAGCTCATAGAAAGGAGGCAGGTATGGCGAATACATTACCTATCGTGGAAGTTCCAGACTTCCTAGAAGAAAGTTCGGAATATGACACCAGATACAAACGAACCGCAAAATGGGACGCTGCAAAAGGCGATTTTGCAAGGGACGGAGCATATAGAATGGTGGAAAGTTCGGGCGAGGAGGGATTTATGATATGGTGCTTCAAGATTGCACAGACGGAGCGGTATTCCTGCCTTGCCTATACAAATGACATAGGGACGGAGCTGGAGGAGGCTTTAGCTGCCGACAATCAGAAAGTGGTTGAATCAATGGTTGAAAGGACACTCACAGAAGCTCTGAAAGTCAATCCACGAACAGAATATGTCGCAGATTTCAGTTTCACATGGAACGCCGACGAAATGCACTGTACCTTTTTGGTAAAAGGCGTTGAGTGGGATAAATTATTCAGGATAAGCATTTGAGGAGGTGGTAGACATGGCACAACCTGAATTTATACAGCCTGATTTTATGCAGGGCAGTACAGAGGCGGAGATACACGAAAGAATGATGGCGAATCTTCCAGACGACATAGACGATATGCCAGGAGGGTTCCCTTATGATTTTACTATGCCAGCGGCTATTGAAAAATCAGAGTTCATCAATTACCACATGGCAAGAGCTTTGATGATTGCGTTTCCGCAGTACGCATGGGACGACTGGCTGGATTTGCATGGTCAGCAGGTACATCTTCCAAGACAGGAAGCACAGCACGCCTCCGGGCATATCAGAATAATCGGAACAGCCGGAGCGGAGATTTTAGCCGGTACGGTATTTTGCACACCGGCAACAGACAGTTCTCCGTCGCTTGAATTTGCAACAGACGAAGATTGTACGATAAGCGAGGAGGGAACGGTTACGGTAGCCGTTACCGCAGTAGAACCCGGTACGCAGTCAAATGTGGCTGCAAAAACAATCTGTATCATGGCAAAACCTGATAAAGCCGTATCAGAGGTTATCAATGACAAGGCGGTCACAGGTGGCACAGAAGCAGAGAGCAACGACGACTACTACGACAGAATAGCCGCCGAATACGCAAACAGCATGACCTATCTTGGAAATGACAGCGATTATGTACGCTGGGCGAAAGAAGCCGGTGCCGGGGATTGTATTGTGGTATCTGCCGCAGACGGTCCGGGAACGGTAAAGCTGGTACTGGTAGACAGAAACGGTCAACCAGCAAATGAAACACTGATAAAAGATGTTTACAACTACATTGTATCTCCAGATGACAGAGCAGCAAGGCTATTGCCTACTGCGTGTGCGAAATTAAGTTGCGTAGCGGCTACGACAGTAAAGATTACCTACGAATGTACCGGATTGTCGCTTGACGGCACTACGGACTTAGAACAGGTAAAGAAAGACTTCAAGGCGGCTGTTGCATTGGTCTATGACAAGGCAAAGAATGACAGCTTACTTAGATACAATGATGTTCGACCTTTGCTGTCCGAGATAAGCGGAGTAAAGGATTTTGCCACATTCACAATGAATGGCGGCACCACAAATATTAAACTTGCACAGGAAGAATACCCAGAAACAGGCAACATGGTATTTACAGAATAGGAGGCAGTTATGGACGGAGAAAAATTCGATTTAGAACAGTTTCCTACGAGTGAAAGTGCCAAAAGAATGTTGAGCTATGTAACGCCGGGGTTCTATGACAATTCCTATGTTGGAAAATGGCTGTATCAGGTCATGGGACTTGAATACGACGACGCAAGGAAGCTGGCAGAGGAACTTCAATACCAGATGTTTCCTGAAACTGCCACATGGGGGCTTATGTACCACGAAATCAAGTGGGGGCTTCCGGTAAGAACGAACCTCTCATACGAGGAGAGGCGACAACTCATATACCAGAAGCGAGATTATAAAGCCCCTATGACACCGTATCGAATGGAAACATACCTGAAAAATGCAACCGGCTTTGATGTATTTGTTGCCGACTGCCACGATTCAGGTATTTATAATTTCCAGCCAACGCACCCGAACATCTTCAAGGCATATTTTACCGGAGAGGGTACGCTGGATTCTAAAGCAGCACATGAAATGCTGGCAAAGTTAAAGCAGTCACACACGACATACATTGTAAACGACTATTCCTCATTCGAGATAGATAACAGGGAACTTGAAAAAATGCTCCTGAAGAATATCCGAATATCCGCAAGGATTCCGTTCTGGAGAACCAGACTATTTGACGGTTCAGAAATCATGGACGGCTCACACCTGATGAATGCAGAGAGAGAATATGACCTGCGGCTTGGTGTCATGTACCGGGAGGGAGAGTTCAAGACAGAGCAGACCGCTATACTTGCGGTTGTTGCCGTGACTGCGAAAGTTGCATTATCAGAACAAATGAATACCGAGAAAATGACCGCCGGATTCCGCATTGATTTCTGGCGGTCATTGTATTTTGACGGCTCAATCCTGATGAATGGTAAAAACCTGATGAATTACTCCAGACAGGAGATTAAGACAACAGGAAGAATTAAGGCATCCGTACAGGTACCGGAGGAGTTCGGAAATGCGACAGTTACATCACGACGGAATTTGGCATACTTTGACGGTTCACTCAAAATGGACGGCTCAAGGTTGATGAATTCAATAAATCGAAAGGAGGCTATCTAAAGCATGGCAAAGAATGTGATTATCACAAAGACAGCGAGAAAAAAGCTGGTACAGGCAAGGGCAGGAGCTATCACACTTCCTAAAATTGTCGGTATGGTATTTGGTTCCGGTGGCGTTGACAGCTCCGGCAATGTCATAGCTCCAAGTGAGAACCAGACAAAGCTCAACAAAGAGCTTTTCCGTAAACCTATCGACGGTTACAGCTTCACGAACGACACGACTTGCCGATATGAGTGTACGCTGTCGGAATCAGAGCTTGCAGGAGAGTATATCAGCGAGATAGGTTTATACGATTCTGTCGGAGATATTGTCTGCATTAAAACATTCACGAAAAAGGGTAAGGATAGCGACATTGAGATGACCTACACCCTTGATGATGTTTTCTAACGGGCAGAAAGGAGGCGTAAAGCATGAAAACCTACAAGACAAGCACGCCTGAATTTAAGGATTCGGTAGAAATTATCGAAACCACAGACACAAACCATGCCGACAATGTAACGGCGGCAGATATTCAGAACTTCCAGAACACGCTCTCAAACAGAGCGTTGCTCCGTTCTCTGATTAACTTTGTGTACGATTCAGACAGTGAGAGTATCATTTCCGCATTGCCAGCGGATTTTGATAACGGAAAATTGACAATCCGTGACGACATGGCAAGCGTCAGTGGCGAAACATTGTCGCTGTCATTTGCATAATAAAATCAAAGGAGGGCTTATAAAATGGCAAGTGAAATTTCAAGAATTGAAACAGGCGGCGTTTCCAGACCTATCAAGGATGAAACAGCCAGAAACGACAATCTGATTCTGCACCAGCAGGATAACAGAATTTACAAGGGTAGAAACCTTGTGACTGTATTTGCGTCAGAGATTGCAAAATACTCTGATGAATGGGCGTGGATTCGTGCGAGAATCAAAGCCGCCAACTACGAGGGTATCTATGTAGGCGACTACATTCCGGTAACTATGAATAAAGAGGTTGTGAATATGCAGGTAGCCGGTATCGACACCTACTACAACACAACGGACCAGCCGGTAGGACATCATATCGACTTCATCAGTAAGGACTGCTTCACAGAAACAATCCAGTGGAACACGACCAACAATAACAACGGAGATTCAACATCTCCATATCCGTACATGGTAAGCAACCTGAAAAAGTGGCTTGATGAAACGCTCTACGGCTATCTTCCTGATAAGGTAAAGAACCAGATTGCACACAAGAGAATGCTACTGGAGCAGCGCTATTCAAGTGCCGGAGCCTTGACAGATTCCACAAGCTGGGGCTGGCAGGATTTAGGTGCTTTATGGGTTCCGCTTGAATACGAGGTATTCGGTGCTATCGTATGGGGAACACCGGGCTGGTCTGAGGGACAGGCGGTACAGTACCCTATTTTTGCCAATACATACCTTAGCAGAATAAAAGGAGCCGGTAACGGCGGCAGTCGGTGCCACTGGTGGTTGGCTTCTGTCAGGAGCGGCAATTCGGCGGCTGCGTGCCGTGTGAGCAGCAGTGGGAATGCCAGCAACTGGCGTGCGTCTGATTCGCCTCGTGTGCCGGTCTGCTTCCGTATCACTGCGTAAGCAGCAAATCTCACAATCCTAAAAATCGGGGACCCTTGTGGTCCCCATATCTTCTGAAAGGAGCAACATAATAAATGGGAGAGGAAAAGCAGAAAAGCACTCCAAAATTTACCTACGGCAATAATTACCGCAGGACACGACGAGAAACACAATTTGATACGCTTGATATGGCGGTATCACTCAAACACAAAGTATCTGTATATGTGATGAATGACAGATATGTACCGAAGCGGTGGAGATACATAAACGGAAAGCCAGCGATAGATTACGCAAGGACTATCAGGGATTGCATATCGGATTCAAACGATATATTTCTCAACAAAGAACAAACGCCTGAAAGATTATCAGCAAGAGCATTACTTCAAGAAAAGGCGTTATCGTACTGCAATAAATTACAGCTCCAGCTCATGGATATTATAGCCGAGTGCGAGGGAGCGACTGATGATAACATGAGGGAGGTTACAGATTTGCTTAGTGACCTCATAGGTAAAATCATCAAATGGAATAAAAGCGACAATGACCGTATCAGTAAATAACTGGTGCGTTCATATATGGGTTATCCTCTGTTAATTCTGTGTCGGTGCAACTGGTGGTTGGCTTCTGTCAGGAGCGGCAATTCGACGAATGCGTGCAATGTGAACAACAATGGGAATGCCAACAACTGGAATGCGTCTAATTCGAATCGTGTGCCGGTCTGATTCCACTAAAGCGAGACAAAGTAGATTTTGTCGGTTTACGGCATTTTGAAATCAGTGCAAGTGGATGGAAGGAGAGGATATACCGTCAGCCAATGGGAAACCGGGCTGTAAATAAGTATCTGGATGACATCAGGCGGACGCTGCTTGCATGGTACAGGATTGGTAGAGAGCCTGTATTTCATGCCTGTTATGCTATGCGGTTAGGGCTACCAGTAAAGCTGCTTATACAGGGCTGCCGTACCAGATACCATTTTGATAATAGGTTATTACCGGAAAGCGGTGGAAATTTAATTATGACTAGCGAAGAAAGGAAAGAGGCAAGATTCCAACGCCGAAAGGCGAAGCGTGAAGCTAAAAGGGAGAGGGTGCTGGAGGAACATGGAGATTATTATAAAGTCATCAGCCGAAATGCTTTGTCGAAGTCCGCCATAGAAGCGGCAAAAGGTGTCAGCTATAAAGCCAGCGTGAAGCGTTATATGCTGCGGAGGCTCACGAATGTAGCAGCCACGAATAAGAAATTGACTTATTGTGAGGATATACACAAAGGATTTATCTGTTTTGGTCTGAATGAAAGAGGAAAGCACCGGGATATAATGAGTGTTCATTTTTCAGAGAGAGTACCACAGAAATCGCTCAATCACAATGCACTGGTTCCAGTTCTCACAAGGTCACTGATACACGATAACGGAGCCAGCCAGAAAGGAAAGGGTACGAGCTTTGCAATGAAAAGGCTTGTTACTCATTTACGGAGGCATTATAAACATCATGGAACAGAGGGCTATGTCCTGCTATTTGACTTCAAAAATTATTTCGGAAATATCGACCACGACATAGCAAAACAGATTATCAGGAGAGCTTTTGATGATGATAAAATCGTCTGGCTCACGAACCGGTTTATTGATTCTTACTATGAGCATTACCTAAAAATGGCAATCAAGAAAGGCGAGAATCCTGATACCGTAGAACACAAAGGGTTAGGTCTTGGAAGTGAGGACAACCAGACAATAGCCGTTTCCTACCCGAACAGATTAGACCACTACATCAAAGAGGTATTACAGATACATGAATACGCACGATACATGGACGACGGATATTTGATACATGAGAGCAAAGAGTATCTGGAGTATTGCTTACAGGAAATCCGCAGAATATGTGCGGAGCTGAAAATTGAACTGAATGAGAAAAAGACAAGAATCGTAAAGCTGTCACATGGCTTTACATTCCTGAAAACACAAATATATCTGACGGACACCGGAAAGATTTTGAGAAAGCCTTGCAGAAAAGCAGTTGTAAGGCAGAGGAGAAAGCTGGTACGCCAGTACCGGAAGTTTTTAGCCGGAGAATTATCTTTCGAGGATATACGGTGTTCGTATGCTTCATGGCGTGGCTGCATGGAAAAGAAACAGGCACGCAGAACCATTCACAGTATGAACCGTCTGTTTGACAGACTTTTCATAGAAAATTGGCAAAGAGAGGAGGTGCCGCTTTATGGATAACAGAGCTATGGAGATTCAGTCTGAAATTGCCGGACTGAAACAGATTCTTGCTGCTACCGACTACAAGGCGTTGAAACACGCTGACGGAGCTCTTTCTGACGAAGATTACGCAGAAACAAAGGTGCAGCGTCAGGAGCTTAGAGACAAAATCAATGAGCTTGAAGCAGAACTGGCAGTAGTTACCAGCAAGGAGGAAGCAGATGCAGAGTAAGAAATTACCACAGCTAGAGGAATATTTCAGCTATGACAGGCTGGAGGAAGCCTCTAAGAAACTGCATCTGAATCCGACGGTACCAGAAAATGAGGAACGGTTGATGAATTTGCACAACCACCTTATATGGCATTCGTATTGTCCCGGAAAAGACGAGACAGCGGATGCCATTTTCTGTACCGCCATTCGAGATGTAATGAATGAATACAGCCTCCAGAAAGAAGATATACCGATTATTTATGTCGCTTATCTCAATATTCTGGAAAGTTGAGAAAGGAGGTAGCCATGACAGATGAACCTATTGCAAGAGCAGAGTACGAGGAGTACAAAAAACGTCTTGACGAGGAGAACAAAAGACAGGACAAGCGTATTGAGCTTCTGGAGGAAAGCACCAAGCAGATTAACGCCCTCACAGTTTCCATAGAGAAACTGGCACAGAGCGTTGAAAGCATGGTTAAGGAGCAGGAAACACAGGGTAAACGCCTTGTATCATTAGAAAACAGGGACGGCGAAATGTGGCGTAAAGTCGTAGGGTATGTGGCTACTGCGGTTATCGGTATCGTGGTAGGCTTCATTTTTACGCAGATTGGAATGTAGGAGGCGTACATGAGAGAGAAAAAGCGAGGCTTCCACCCTGTCAGGTGGATTAAAGAGCTGATAAAAAAGATTGGCACCCTAAACCTGATTTTGATTCTGGTGGGTGCATTTTTTGTCTGGTTCAACTGGCAGATGTTATGTATCTTCCGAGATTATGCGGCAATTCCTGAAACCTATGCTTGTGCGGTTATTGCAGCCACTATCGGCGAATGCGGAATATGCGGCTGGATAAGGACCACAAAGGATAAAAGACAGGATAGGACATGGCAAAAGGAAGATGAAGCAGAGGCAAAGAAAGAATCCGGCGACTATCAGGAAGTGCCGGGCATGGTAAACAGAGAAATGGAGGATAACAGAGATGAATGAGATTATCTTTGAAATTGTGAAACTTGTGGTTATGGTTGCAGCACTGGTTATTGCCAGATACCTTGTACCGTTTGTGAAGAATAAAATCGGTGCAAGCAAACTGGAGCTGATTGCACAGTGGGCGAAATATGCAGTCTTGAAAGCCCAGCAAGTCTTATGGTCTGAATCAGGCGAGGACAAGAAAGCGTATGTAACAGAGTTCCTGAAAAAGCTGCTTATCGAAAAGAACATCTCAATATCTGATGAACAGCTTGACATTTTGATTGAGGCGGCAGTTAAGCAGATGAAGATTGCAGAAAATTCAGGAATTACAATCGAGGCAACGGACGCAGTACCGGCAGACGATAAAGGTACCGCAGAATAGGAGGCAATCATGGCTCTTACAGGAAACAGCATAGAGGAGAAAATCTACAATTTCCTCTACGGCAGGATAAAGAACGCTTTCGGCGTTTCCGGGCTTATGGGAAATCTGTATGCAGAATCAGGTCTTGTACCTACGAATTTGCAGAACAGCTTCGAAAAGAAGCTGGGATATACAGACGACACATACACAACTTCCGTTGACAATGGAGATTATACAAATTTCGTACATGACAGTGCCGGTTATGGATTGGCACAGTGGACTTACTGGAGCAGGAAAGAAAACCTGCTCCTTTTTGTACGCTCCAGAAATCAGTCTATCGGAGATTTGGAATCACAGCTTGAATTTCTGTATCAGGAATTAAGCACAGGCTACAAGGCGGTGCTGACAAAATTGAAAGCTGCAAAATCGGTCAGAGAGGCTTCGGATATTGTGCTTACACAGTATGAACGCCCGGCAGACCAGAGCGAAAGCGTTAAGAAAAAGCGTGCTTCATACGGTCAGAAATATTATGACAGGTACGCAAAAACGACAGGAGGTAATTCATCTATGGGAAAGACAATTACAACAGGCTTTATTTCAGCCACAATCAACGGAATCAATGTAGATTCCAGCATTAAGTGTAATGCAGACAACTACAACAGCAACGCCAGCAGAAATGCAGCATTCGTGGCTATGCACTACACAGGAAATTCAAAGGACACAGCCAGAGCAAACGCCAACTACTTTGCAGGAGCTGGCAGAAATGCGTCTGCTCATTTCTTTGTTGACGATACGGAGATTCGCCAGAGCGTAGCCCTCAAAGATACAGCATGGGGCGTAGGAGCGAAGTCATACAAACACGCTTCATGTAGAAATGCAAATTGCGTCAATATCGAAATGTGCTGCACTGCCGGTAATTACAGAATCTCCGACAAGACAAAGGAGAACGCTGCTTATCTGTGTGCATATATCTGTAATTTGCTTGGAATCACAGCCGCAGAGGTAGACACCTATGTACTCCGTCACTATGATGTGACAGGAAAGAACTGCCCGGCACAAATGGCTGGTTCTGGTAATGCGGAGTGGGCGGCTTTCAAGACAAGTGTAAAGGAAATCTTAAACGGTGGAGCTTCATCTGGAAACTCTGGTAGTTCATCAGGAGCAAACGGTAGCTTCCCGGCAACTCCATTTCAGGTAAAGGTACTTGTATCAGACCTGAATATCCGCAGCAATCCGTCTATGGGTAACAATGTGAAAGGACAGACCGGAAAAGGCGTGTTCACTATCACAGAGGTAAACGACGGCTGGGGTAAATTGAAGTCCGGTGCCGGTTGGATTTATCTGGAGAATAAAGAGTATGTAACCATTCTGGGTTCATCATCTGGAAGCTCACAGTCAGCAGCTCCGGCTAAGAAGTCAGTTGATGAAGTAGCAAAGGAAGTTTTAAGGGGAGACTGGGGCAATGGTGCCGACAGAAAGAAACGCCTTGAAGCTGCCGGATATAACTACGCACAGGTTCAGGCGGCAGTAAACCGACTTTGTTAATAATCATTATGCGCAGATAATGCACAAATAGGCAAAAAGAAAACCTCTCTATCATGCAATCATGGTAGGGAGGTCTTTTTTATTGTTGAAAAACTGAAAGCATAGGGTCTGTCGGACCGACATTATCCGTCCAGTCAGTGAATGAAGAATTACCGAAACGGATTTCCGAACCACTTTCTTTGACAGCTCCAGAGTAGCTTTTATCAGACATTTTCAAAGTGATAGCATTGTCGCTTAATTCATAGGAGCCGTAGAAACTGGCATATTTTGTATCAGATGTGAATTTTATACCCTGAAAAGTATTATCATCATAGAATCTCACAACATTAAATTCAAAATCACTATCCGTACCCTCAACTATATAAATACGACCGATAACTGGATTGTCAGTCGTTCGTTCTGCCTTGATTTCGTCTATGGCTGAATTTTGAACATCTCCAGATAATATGCTTATCTCAACATCTTTCGCCTGTTCCTCATAATCAAAGCCAGTGATACGGACTATGCCGTCGGCTACCGCATTGCTTACAGTCGGTCTGGAAACACACGAACCATTTACATAAATGCTTAATGATTTTCCAATATTTTCGGTAGTAGCTTTGAAAAATGCGTCTTTTCCGTCATCATTCAAAACAAGTTCTACATAAGGTTCTGAATTATCAGTGCCAGATGATACAGAAGAAATATCATCAGTAGCGATAAGTGCATTCCCGTTTTCATCTTTGATTTCTACATTTCCTTTTATGGAATCGTCAGCAGAGCTGGTTTTGCTATCGGTTCCAGAACCACATCCTGATAAAACCACACACGCAAGAAGCGACAGTATTAGTAAAAATTTTCTCATAGAAAATCCCCTTTCGTAATGAAGTAAGTTAATTATATAACATTATGCACATTTTGAAAAGTGTCTACGGACTGTCCGAGGATATATCCGAGGATTGTCACATAATATGTCCGCAAAATGTCCTCATATAATATAAAAATGTCGCAAGGACTGTCCTATGGACTGTACGAGGACAGTCCAAATAGTCAAGAAAACTTCAAAATCAGAAAATCCAAAATTCTGTCTTTCTTCTTATTATAATATAAGCCTTACATTTATAACAATCTACGGACTATCCTATGGACTGTCCGAGGACAAGTCCGAGGAAAATCCACACATAACCATAACCATAACCAATACCATATATATTTAATATATTTATGTTCAAATCGACAATTCACTAAAAGAAGTTCCCTATTAAAACAAACGCCGAAAAGTGCAATAAAGTTATTGACAAACGCCGATTAGTGCGTTATAATTATAACATAATAAAGAAAGACATAAAACAAAGGAGATTGATAGAATGGCAAAAACAAAGGAAATCAAGGTTGAATGGTGCAAAAACTTCATCAAAGCAAGATTTACAAAACACCACGCTTTTCCGGGGAAAAATGCCGGAATCGAAGTAGGCTGTTTTTGGAAAATGGCAGAGGCTTCCGGATTATGGGAGCGAGGCACATACGGAACGCCAATGAGTAAGGCTCTGGAGGAATTAACCAAAGTTGAGAGTATTTTGGACGAGAACGGTAATTATCTGTACTCGGTTTTCAGATTAGCATAGAAGAAGCTGACCTAGCGGCTGGACGGGGAGACGGAGGGCAAGACCATGAAGAAATACATAGCGAGGTTTTTCAGATACAATCCACAGATAAAGGGCGGCGGTTATGAGACAGAAAGAGAGATTGAGGCGAAATCAATCACTTCCGCAAAGAAGAAAGCACGAGAGATTGAGAACAACTGCTTATATGGCAGCATGACACTTTTGGATATTAAACTTGCGGACGAACAGGAGGGAGAATTGTGAGATTCTATTGCGTAACATCAACATTTGACGACAAGGGCAGAGCCACCGCTTCTATCACAGATACGGTAGAAAGCGATACCAAGCCAGAGAACACAGCGAAAAGCGTTTCAAGAAAAGACATATATAATGACTGGTTCGACAGTGAAGAAAAAGCTAAAAAATTTATAAAGGAGGCATTAGCATGAATTACAGATATTACAGCACTCAGAGACCGATTATGCCGGGAAGTTACCCGAAGCCGGAGGGTAACGGAATAGTGACGGTATACAACTTCGACAATAAAACTTATGCAGAGGAAATTCAGAGAGAGGTGTGGGGTTATATCGAGTACGCAAGACCGTTAGGACACTTCGATATTGTGAATTATGAGCTGGTAGCAGCCAAGACAAAGACCCTGCACCTGAAATATCTGGGGCGTGATAGCTGGGGCAGATATGTGTATGAGGACGAAAACGGAAAGCTATGGAAGAATACAGATTGTTGCAGTCCGAGGGAGTGCTGCGAAGAAAGAGGCGACACATTAAATTCAGCCGCAGGGAACGATTTTGACGGAGAGCCAGACTGCTTTATGTCAGCACATATAGCGGTTGAATATATCGGAGAGGAGGAGCAGGAATGACAAGAGAAGAATACAGCAAACTCATAAAAGAGCTTGCACCAGAAAACGCTATCTACATTATGCGGTGTGCAACGATTACAAGCGGATTTGAAAGAGCTGAATCATACAGGGCAAGTGGAAAAAATGAATTGGCTGATTCCTTGGAGAAGGAATCTATTGAGCGAGTGAAAAAGTTCAATAAATTAACGCCAGCCACCGTAAAGGTTGGCGACGGCGTAACAATCAACCTCTGGAGTGACAGACACGCCGCAACGGTCATAAAGGTAACTGCAAAGACTGTAACGGTCCGCAGGGATAAAGCTACACTGAATCCTGATTTCAAACCTGAATTTATTCCGGGAGGATTTGCAGCGCATTGCACGAATCAGAGCGAGCAGAGCTACACATATGAGCCGGACGAAAAAGGAGAAGTGACGACATTTCACTGGTCGGACAAGTTCCAGAGATACGGACAGCCCGGAAACCTGACGTTAAGCAAAGGCAGGCATGAGTTTTACGATTACAATTTTTAGGAGGTGCGACATGGCAAAGAGATTGACAGAGGAACGGATTGAGAAAATGGCGGTTGAAATCCGGGCGTTTCTTCTGGAGCATGGAATCTGGCAAGATACGGATATTTATTTCAATGGTAAGAGGTTCACAACCAGAGACCCAGAGACGAAGAAATATTATTACAACGACCCAGAGAAGCTGTTCGTTGAGGATAACCAGAATCCGAGAGATTATTTTGAATATGTGGCAGACGACCACATTTTAAGCATGAGCTTTGAGGGACCGGTGTACCACATGATAAATTGTTATGCATACGGCGGTCTGGTGCGGAGGTTTCATAAGATTTTTGAAAAGTACGGCGTTTACTATGAGCAGGGCGACGCATGGAACCTGACCTGCTATTACGCATAAGGAGGCAGACATGGACGAGATAAGCAAAGTTCTGGACGAAGTTTTTAATGGCGATACACAGGAACCGGAAAGAGAAAAGGTTACAACAGACGAATTGAGAGCTGCATATTGCAAAGCCGCAGAGCTGAAAGGACCAGCCACAGGAATGACCTGTTTAGGTGTTTTGTTTGAGCCATTTCACGATATTACAATCTGGAGAGATGAAAACGGTGGATTCTGGTACAGCAGCTATTATGTAGGAGATTAAGAGGAAAACGATATGAAGATTAAAAGAGATTTGGGACATCTGGAGGGACATTGGCTGGTAGAAATTTACGAGCTGGAGGACGGAAGATGTATCTGCGTAAACAGAGACACAAGCAACGGAGAAACAATGTCGGCATGGTGGAAATATTCAGACGAGCCGGAATTTGAGGTAAAAGAGATTTTAGAGCCATGCTCATTTGATGATGACGGAGAGCCGTTACAGTATGATTTAATAGGATTCGAGGAGGTGTAGAACATGATAGAAATGGTAAAACTTGATGACGGAGATTGTGTACCGAGAGAGTGCTGCACATTCACAAATCCACTTACAAGCGGAGGTAAGAGCGTGGTTGATGATGTAGAATTGCCATGCGGAGCTGACTGTGAAAATGAATGTTCAAATTGTGTGATTCAGAAAATAATGAACGAGTACGCAACGCTGGAGAATAAGTTACTGGCGGCAGAGGTTTTAATTGCAAACATGGCAGATGTTATCAGAAAAACCAGACAAGATATTTACAATCGGGAGTTTGCAGAGTTCCTGATAAAAGAAACCGGAATTACAGCGGAGGAACTGGCAGAGTGCGGAATCATGGAAAAGGAGGCAATAACTGATGATTAAGGTTGAAGAAACATTGAAAACTCTGATTGATGAATCAGGCAAAACAAATACACAGATTGCGTCGGAGTTGGGAATGAGCAGACAGTCATTAAGCCAGTACATCACACGCAAGCCAGAGGAAATCAGACTGAATATCCTGCAAGCCGTCCTTGATAATCTCGGGTACGAATTAACGCTGAAAAAGAAGTAAAACCTGCATACAATATATTTTTTTGCCCTTAAAACGCCGAAAAGTGCAATAAAGTTATTGACAAACGCCGATTAGTGCGTTATAATTATAACATAATAAAGGAACACAAAAATATAACTCACAAGGAGGAGCGGCGATATGACAAGAGCAGAGGCGAAAGCAAAGGAAATGGGCGTAACAATGAATGAGGTTTACGACTTCATCAAAAACCACAAAGAAGCCAAAAAGGATTGCAACGACTTGCTGGCAAGCGGAATGGATTTTGACGAGGCAAGCGTACTGGCTTACAGCTCATGGAGGTAATCATATGGAGAGAGCAAAAGCACTGGTTCAGAAGCTGTCATTTGATGAATGTATCGAGGTTTTCAACCAGTTACCGTCAGGAAGCCCGATTATGGATTTACTGTTTGACAGAATGGAATCGCTGGATATGAAGCGGTTCGAGGAATTTTTAGGATAAGGAGTTGAGAGTATGAGAGTACACGCTGGAGATACGATTAAGGTTGAGGACATTGGAACTCTGGGAACGGTCAAAAAGACCGACGGAAAAGGAAATGTGCTGGCAGAGTTCCAGTTCCCAGAGGGAGCGGTTGAGGTAGTCATACCGGTTATGATAATCGCTCATGTAGTAAAGGGGTGCAGCCATGTACCGGCTTGAATTTGAACAGGCGGTAGGACATCCGGTATCG